ACCTATACTTCGATGTTGATAGTGTGACGGAAGGGCCGGCGACTTCTGCCAGGGACTTCCGGCCTTAGAGCCTCGCCGAAACTGAACCTGTCGGCGGGGCTCGCCTTAACCGATCAGAGCTTCGGTGCTCCGGCAGCGACAATCCGCGCCGCCGAGATCGCCGACTTCTCCGCGCTCTCTATGATCTCCTGCTTCTCGCGCTGTTCGCGTACCCGCTTTGCAGCCTGCTGCGCACGCTCCGGGTTCTCCTCGATCAGCGTGAGAAGCATGGTGAGGGACTGATCAAGATTGTTCATGCGATGCCGCATCACGCCGATCTCTGCCGAGTGGGCCGCATCCTTCGCCTCGATCTTCGCTTCGTACTCGCGGCGTGTCTCCTCTATCTTCGTCACTTGCGCAGCCGCTCCCGCTTCTAACTTATCGATGCGTTCGAGGAGATCGCCGCGCAGTGAGCCGTCGGCATCGTTGCGCTGCTTCAGAAGCAGCGGCCGTGAGCGGATCCAGTAGGTCAGCGCGCCACCGACCAACGTCCAGATGCCCGCGCTTGTAAGAATGCTGCCGAGGGACAGGCCACCCCAGGTCGACAGCGTGGTGAAGGACACGGCATTACCCATTGCGCTTCCCCCGGTAGGCTCGCCCTGCACGGATCGACTGCACGGCGACGATGAGCGAGAAGACGTAAAGCCCTAGGTGAAATGCCTCGGAGGTGCTGGCGACATACCAGCGGATGTTGAAGCCGAGGACCATCGCCGCGAACAGCGCGTCGCGAGCCCATAGAACGTCGTGCTCGATCGAGCGGCCGGTGAATACGCGCCAGAGGGAGCCCAGGTTGGTCGCGAGTACATATGTCCATCCAATGCCGCCGATCACGCGCAGGATGTCGATCAGAGACACGCTCGCGAGCGCGCTCCATAGGTGTGGATGCGTCATGCGATCTCCTTTTAGAGCGGCGCGAGCACGCCGGCCTGTGGGACTATTGAGCGGGCGGGACGCTGTTGGGGGTGTCAACTGCCCCCGTCACCTGCTCCGCCTGCGACCGCAGTGCCGCAGCGCTCGCCAAGTCGCCCATTCGCTCAGCCTGATCCGCGGACGAACTAAGTATCTGCCGCGAGATCGCGGCGCGCTGGTCGTCGTTCATTTTATACCGATCCTGTGTTGCAGAGGACTTGGAAGATCGTTTCGCCGGGCAGTCCGGCGTCGTTGAGGGCAAAGCCGCTCGCGGGCACCCCGCCAAGCTTCACCGTGACATTGAAGACGCTACCCGCCCGATTGGCGGCCGGCATGGCAAACGATGCCGTCAGATCGATATCGCTGTAACCAACGGGGCATGCGACGAACCGGAAACCAGGCTGCTGCACGCCGTTGAAAAAGAGCAGAACCTGAAGGTTTGCCGCGGCCGCAGACGTATTGTGCATGAGATGATGCATGCTGATCTTGCCACGAGCAGCGCCATCAAACGTCTGCGGGATGTCGAAGCTGCCGAGTAGCATCGTGTTATCGGATGCGACGGCCGGGCTGTTGACGAGCAGGTCTATCTCATAACCACGCCCATGGCCGACGTTGCGTTCCTTCCCCTGCGTGACGACCTGGTAGAGATACTGGCCTCTGAAATCGCAGATGAAGTCGAGCGCATTGTCGATCTTCGCGACATATCCGCTGGTCCCGGCCAGCAACCCCTGCAGAGACGTCTGGAGCGGACCGCCCTGCAAAAGCTGGATTTCGCTGATGGCGTAATCCTGGATCGGGTTGTTGCTGTCGCCGGTGATCGTATAGGCTTGGTAGGCGGACGCATCGAGGCCGTTGTTCGTCCAGGTGTGCCCGGCGAAGTGTATGGATATCGCGCCGGAAACCCGCAGCTGTCCGCTGGTCTGGGCGCCGAGGCGGGCGACCTTGTTGCCGATCTGCTCGAACGACGAGTTTATCAGCGTCAGGCCGAGCAGCCCCAGGGTGCCGTTGCCGTCCTCCTGGTAGAAGCCGTAGGGGCTGAAGCCCCCGTGGCAGCCCATGAGCAGCAGGGCCCCGATGCCCCCGGGGGACACGCCCGCTATCTTGCTCGTGCCGTGGGAGCCGTACGTCGCGAACAACGCCCCCGTGAAGACGCAGTCGAAGTAGCGATAGTCGCCGGTGTTTCGCTCCCAATACAGATTGTACCAGCAGTTCGAGACCTGCAAATTGGTGCCACCAAGATGGCCGGCGTTGTTGTTGTGGACGATGCCCTTGTAAAAGAAGTTGACCGTGACATCGACGAGATGAATGAAGCCGCAATTCTCGTCGAAGAGGATGCCATTGCCGAGAAAATTGCACGTGGCTGGATTCGAGGATCGTGTCGCGGTGCGGGTCGCCAGGCCAACGATGCCGAAGCCGCGGAAGGGTGCCGAATTTATCGCCGCGCTATCGGCGACCTTTCCGCCGATGCGAACCAGTGCAAGATTATTGACCGTATCGTTCGGGACGAAGCCATTCCAATAGGACAGCGACGACGCGGAAACCATGAGCTTTGTGCACCATGCTCCCTCGCCGACCATCCCCGTAAGCAGCTGCAGCATCTGACTGATGACGTAGAGGCCGGCCGGAACGTAGATCGGTACGTTAGAGAGGATCGCCAACGCGATCGCCGCCTGAAACGCGGCAGTGTCGTCGGTTACACCATCTCCCACGGCACCGCATTTGCGGACGTTGACGGCGCCATCGACCGTCAACCTGAAGCCGAGAGGGTTGCCCGAGATCGTGGTGCTGGAAAGAAACGCGGTCTTCGGGTTCGCGGAGACATACGCCGACGTCACGCTCTGATCGTAGATATAATCTGCGATACCGAGACCAGGTTTGGTGTGGCCCGCCGTTCTTAGCGCTGGCACGCCTTGGGGTGCGGCGATCCCGCCGGATGCGGCGAAGAGAGCGATAGCCGACACGTTACCGCCGATCCCGCCCACAGGGCCGCGAAGGCCTGGGATTTGCACAGCGATTGGACCGTTGATCATGCTGTGGTCACTCCCGGCGAGACGATGAAGGGGCCGCTCGACAGGACTTCCGTTGTCCCGTCGGCGTAAGTGAGGCGGATGTCGAAGGCGAAGACCTGGTCGGAATCGAGGTCCGCCGGCTCGGGGGCGGGCAGCTGCGCCAGTACCGCCAACTCCGCCATTTGCGCGGCAGCCATTCCCGGCAAGGTCGCAAGTTGGGCCGGGGTAAAGCCGAAGCCGAGGTCAAGCGCGAGCGTCCGCGTCCCGTCACCGTTGTCCGTGTCGGTGAAGGCGACCGGATTGAGCGTCAGCAACGCCGGGTCCGGCGCGCCGGCGTATAGTCTCACCTGTATGGCGACATACCCGCCAATGAGCGGAAGTTGTCCTCCCGGATAGATGTAGCTGAGCGGAGGTGCCCACGTCGCGTTACGCGACGCGGTGAGCGTCTGTTGGATCGGCATGCTGTCCCCGATTCAGAAATAGGTGATGACGATCGCGAGCCCGGCGCCGCCTGTGCCGCCATTGCCGCCGTTGCCGGACTGCGATGCCCCGCCGCCGCCCGCGCCCGACCCGTTGGCGCCACCATTGCCGCCGGTGCCGCCATTGCCGGCTGCGTAGGCACCACCGCCTCCACCGGACGATCCGACGCGCCCGGCATAGGCGACGCCAACACCGCCATTGCCGCCCGTCGTGGTGCCTGCTGCAGTATCCTCGTACGTCGCCATGCCGCGGCCCGCAGCGCCTGCATTCTCGACGTTCGCCGCTGTGAAGCCGCCGCCCGAACCGCCGCCATTGCCGCCGGTCATCATCGAGATGCCGCCAGATGAAGCGACGCCCAATGCAGAACATCCGCCGCCGGCCGAACCACCAACCGGATTGGTTGAAGAGCCGCCCGTCGTCCCGCTGGCCCCTGCAACAAGCGCCCCCGTGCCAGCTGTAGCGCCTGAACCCGACGAGCCGGCCGAACGAAGCGAACCGGCACCGCCACTCGCCGATGCAACCGAAGGTGCGCCGCCACCCCCGCCGCCGCCGCCGAATGCCGTGATATACGATCCGAAGATGGTGTTTCCGCCAGCACCGCCGGCAGTCCCGGCACCGGCCGTCGTGGCTCCAACGCCAGCGGTGCCAGCTGATCCCACGGTTACCGAAACCGACGCGCCTAGATCGCTCGCCAGATAGGTCATATCCGCACGGCCAGCGCCGCTGCCGCCCGCTCCACCGGACGCGGCGGTCGATGCGGCAACCTTGGGGCCGCCACCGCCGCCGCCTCCACCGCCGAAGAGGATGACGCGAACCGACTTCGCTCCCGAGAAGGTCACGCTGCCCTTGGCGTCATAGGACAAAGTGATCGACGACGCGGCGAGGCCGGATAGCTTGGATGCGGTCGTCAGGCCGGGCGGGCCGAGATCTCCGAGTTGCGCGGCCTCTGGCTGCGCTCCGAGCTGCGTGCTGACGTATAGGTGACCCCGGTCGGGGACTTCGGCGGTGTAGCCATCGATCAACGTGATGACGCCGTCGACATAGAAGTTCTCAATGCCTTTGATCGGACCGGTCGAGTAGATCGTGATCAGCGTTTCGTTGACGTCGTCTTTGCCATAGGCTTGGCGATAGACGATCTGGCCGCCGCTATAGCAGCGGCCCATGATATGCGGGATGCCTGCCTGCGGGTCCGACTGCCAAGCCATCGGATTGGCGATCTGCTGCGGCTTTTTGGCAGTCAGTTCCGCCAGAATGCCGAGTCCGGCCGTCGCGGCAGCCAATGCCGTCGAGGCCGTCGCCACGGACACGCCGACGGCCGTGGTCGCAGCTGCGGCCGTCGGCCCTATCGAGACGCCATAGGTTGCGACGGCGAGCGCGACGACACCGACAATCTCGGCCGCGGTCCGCAGGAAATGGCTCATGCCACGGTCCAGGCGGTTTCGAGTTGGACCCGGCGCAGGACGCTGACGCCTGCGGCATCCTCGTGAAAGCCGAGCATGGCGCCGTTGCCGAGCATGATCCCGAACGCACCGAAGCTATCCGTTCCTGCACCGAGCACGATGTCGCCGGTCAGCGCGAAGGCCGGCGCGATCCGCGCAAGCAACAGGCCGTCCAGCACATCGCCGATCGTCTCGTGTCCGCCCCGGCGCAGCGCGGCCCGCGCGCCGAGCGCGGTGCGATAGCGGCCGAAGCGAGTTAGCCCGGCGTTGTAGCCCAGCTGGCGAAGATGCCATGCGACGATGCGGGAACAATCGCACACGCCCCAAGAGAATGGCTTGCCGACCCAATAGTCGAGCGTTGCCTGCGCTGCGTCGCGGCGACGCTCCAGAATATCCGTCACCGGCTCACACCGGATTCGGGCGATGTGCCCCAATATATCTGCCTGAGAATGCCGGTCACGTCGGCAAGCCCCGTCTCGCCCGGCCAGAGGTGGCGATGAAAGGTGTCCGATAGGCGGATCCCGTCGTCGGTGAAGAAGAAGAGCTCGTCATCCGACGTGATCTCCATTTCCAGCGTCCGGCTATTCGCACCGCCCTTGAGCGTCACGGTGTCGAGTGAGCCGGAGAACTGCAGTTCGGGCATGTCGATCGGGAGGCCGGTCGCCATGTTGAGAACGCCGAGCCACAGCGATACGGCCGAGCCTTGCATCTGCGGTTGCGCGAGCGTCGTCGCTGCTACGTCGTCCTTCGGCGCGAACGTCATCCGGACGGCGGGTGCCTCGTCTCCAGTGCCGTCGGTGAGCGTTTCCATCGACATGATCGATCCGAACATGGGATCGTCGCCGAGATAAGTGTTGCCGCCGAACGGGACCTGGCCCGCGCCTTCCAGCAGATAGATCGTGCGACCAGGCAAGGCGATCGATAGCGCGCCGAACATCATCACGACCGGCTGGGCGAGGGCCGCATCGTTGGCGGCCGAGAATGTCGACATCAGGCGGCCTCGGTGATCATGATTTTCGCGGGCACGCCCTTGGCGATCGAAAGCTCGATCTCGACGCTATTGCCGGTGAGAAAGCCCTCGATCATGGGCTTAAAGAACTCGCAGACAGCGCCGTCGTCAGGCGAGACGCGGAGCATGGGCCAAATCATCGCCGCCATCTTGCCGGTAGGATCGGCGATCCCCTGATTGGCCAGATGGTGCAGGTATCTGCGGCCACCCTGGATGATCGAAAAGAACTGGCCGATCCTGCCCATATATTCTGGCGTGAAGCCACGGATATTCAGCGTCGTGCCGAGTTGCCCTGCTCCATCGACGACGGGCGCACCTGGCTCGCCGACATGAAAACCGGGCTGCGGAACCGGGAAAAGGGCACCATCTACCAACGCTTGGCGGATTGCCGACATCAGCACGCGCCCGTCGGGCTCTGGGCGCAAGCGTGGAAACAGGATGTCGATCGCGCAGCGACTGCCAAGGCGATTGACGCGCTGGGCCGCGCCGCCGCCCGGTGGCGTCAGCGTGCCACCGAAATCCAGGAAGCGGATCACCGCGCTCTGCGGGAGCCGCGGTTGGGGAATTAAGATCGACATCACTACGCGTTGGACAGCGAGCGACGGCGCGATCGTGCGAGATTATCGCTCGCCAGTCGCGCACCTCCGGTAGCGCCGCGCACCGTTGCGCGGCTGCCGACAGCGTTCATCTGGTCGACCAGATCCTGCGTGACGACGGCGCCTTCGAGATGGAAATGGTTCTGCGTCCCGCCGTTGTCGTTGCCTGCCTGCAAGAGCCGACGCGTGTCGGCCGCGTTAATGACGCGGCTACCGCCCGGAAGATTGAGAAGCTCCGGGCCATTCTCGCCGACTTCGGCAAACCCGGCCGGCGAAGACTCCGTGCCGGATGCGAAGTGGATCGGGTTCGCGGCGATGATGCTGGCGATGCTGGTATCGGCCGTCGCATCGACAGCGCTAAATGGATTTCCGCCGCCGAACAGGCCTTTCAGCCTACCGAACAGACCGGAGATGCCGCTCAATCCCCCGCCGCTGCTGCCGCCGCCGAAGAGCGAACTGATCGTCGGATTATTCTCGCCGAGAAGCAGGTTCTTGAGCGGGTTGATCAGAGCCATCTTCTCAAGCTCCTCGCGAACGTCCGCGAGCAGCGTTTTCAGCTTGTCGCCCTTGGGATTGAAAATATCGTCTATGACTTTGTCGCCGGTCTGCTGAACTTCCTGCCACGCTGCAGTCTGCTTCTGGACTTGGCCGTTCATCTTTGCTGCCGCGTCAACGCCAGCGAGGACGGCTTTCGCCTGATCGCTGTCGAGCGGGATAAGGTGGGCCGTCAGATCCTGCTCGGCCTTCAGGTGGTCGAGTATCAGCTCGCGCGCGTCAGCGGTCATGTGCAGGGTCGCCAGCTGGGCTTGCGCCATCGCCATGACGTCCTGCTGACTGTTGAGGGTCTGACCACTGAAAAGCGCGCCATCGGTCGTTTGCTTCGTCCGCGCTTCGGATACCTTGTCCTCGACGTAAGCGGTGCGCTTGGGGTCGTCATCGGCGAGGTGGGAATACTTGTCGGCAGCTTCACGCTCCGCAGCGCGCCGTGCGATTTCGATCTGACCCTTACCAGTACGATCGCCGGCGAAATCAGCCTGGTCGCGCAAGCCTATGATCGAATCATCGGTCGAGTGGATAGCTTGGGTGGCTGCGAACCGCTCCGATGCCGCATGATTATCATTCAGCGCCTTGGTCAGAGACGCCACGGCCGCCGCAGCCGTGATCGCGGCATCGCCGGTAGCATTGGTCTGCGCAATGAGCAGCGGTCGCAATTTCGCGTCGTCCGCGATGGCGTCGTTCATGGCACCATAGCCGACTGTGCCGGCAGTGATGGCGGCCAGCACCCGACTGTGCGCGGACGCCTCGTCTTCCAGCTGCGCCGCGGCCTTCGCGCCATCCATGATGCCGGTCGAGACCGTCACGGCAAGTTGTCGGCGATATTGATCCTCTACCGAGATGCCCTTGCCGGTGGCATCGTGCGCCGCCTTCTCGCGCGCCTCCGCTTCAGCGCCGGCCGCGCTGCTCTGCATGTACGCCGAGGCAGCAGCGAGCGCGCCGCGAGCGCTTGCATCCATAGCGGCGGCTTCGCGTGCGAGCGTCTCGGCATGCTTGGCACCAGCACCGTCCACGCGCTCGGCCTGTTGCTCCTGCTGTGCGAGGAGCGCGGCATATTGCGCAGCGTTGGCATTCTGGCTGCCGTTATAGCCGGTCCCGACACTCGCATTGACGGTCGCCTGCGTCGAAGATGGCATGATCGCAGCGATTTTCGCCGCCGCGTCAGCTTGCTTCTGGGTGGCCTTCCCGATCTCGTCGGTGGCTCGCTCGTAAGATGCAACGAGGCGCGCCGAATGCAAGCTTCAGCCAATGGCCGATATTGCGCACGTCGACGGGGACGACGAAATCGCCGTCGTTGGTCGCGACATCCTCGATCGGGTCCTGCGGCTCGCGGCCGAAGCCGAGCAGGTCCGACGTGATGAGCGGACGCTCTTCGCCCATCGAGTGGCTGGCGCTTGGCAGCGAGAAGAAACCAGCGTTCGGAGTAACGCCGGGCGTCGCTTCGAAGACGCCGGCAAATGTGGCATTGGCGCCGATTGCGCGACCCATAGTCGTTCTCCTTAGAGCGGATGCGGGGTGGAGTAGGTGGCAATGATCACGCCCGAGACGCTGCTCGTTGTGAGCGACGCCTCGACGTAATCGTCGTTTGAGGGAGGCGCGGACGCGTCGAGGTAATCGACGAGGCCGCCTAGAAAGCGGTCAGCCTCAAGCGCCGCGGCCATCAGATCGAGGATGGCGTCGACGACCTGCGCGCCTGTCAGATCCCCCGAAGGAGGGGCCTCGACCGTGAACGGAATCTGATGCTCGTAGTTGTAGGTTGGCGGGCAGAGATCGATTTCCGGCTTACCGGGATCACCCGCTTCGATGGTGACGCGGCCGTTCGTCCCGATCCGGTCGGGGGCGGCGTCTTCGCCATCGATGCCCTGAAGATCGACGCCCGGAAGCGCGGCGGCGAACATGGCCTTCACCGCCAGCGGGACGTCGAGGCTCTTGCTCATTGGCCTAGCCCTTCCTCGAGCCGAGAGACAAAGCCGGCAGCGCCCGTGTCGCCGGCTGCCTGCAAATCCAGCTTCTTGGGCATCTTCACGCTCGACATGAGCACGAACATCAGGACGAGCTCGCCGCTCGAACCATGCGCCAGGCGTCCCTTGCGGACACGGCGCACGGCGCCGCGAGCGGTCGTGCCACGCCCCTGCACGATGAAGGCGAGCAGCCGGCCGGCGCGCCCCTTCTTGATGACGAACTCTTTGGCGCCGAAGTCGGCAAGCACCTGATCCGGCGACATCGTCTTGGTCGATGACGCCCGACCACCGCCGCGTGCGCGAGGGACGTTCTTGGTCGGCAGCCACAGATAGTTCTTGCCGCCGAGCGGCGAGATCGTCGCGCCGCGGGCGAAGGCGTCGATGATGTCAGGCGCGTTCGACCATGCGTAGCCAGCCGGGTTCAGTGAGTTGCGGCTTTCGGGGTATGTGTCGGCCCGCCACGTGTTCGCGAGACGATTGCCCATGCCGGCATCGCGGATCTGGTCGCGCAGGGTCTCTTTCAGCGTCGTCGTCGCGCCGCGCATCGCCTCGGTGGTGATCTTGGCAATCTGATCCTCGGCGTCGCCGATCGCGGTCGGCAAGCCGGTTATGCTGACCGTCGGACCCATCAGGCGGGCTCGGTCGGACAGGCCCAGCTCATGCCCTCGACGTCGAGGATGGCCGCGCCGTTGATCCGGAAGGTGAGCATCTGCGCGGTCTGCGCATCGGCGACCTGAAGCGTGTCGCCCTTCGATGGTTGTGCAACATCCGAGCGCTGGACGTCAAAGCTGTTCGTATCTGCAATGCGGTCGCCATTCCGGCCGCCGGTCGCTTGGCTGCCCTGAGCCCAGATAACGCGGATAGGGTTCGCCAACGGTGCGCCGCCCTTTGGCGTGTAGATCGCCGCCACGGAGCCGGCTGCGCTGTGGAGCACAGCAAGCGCCGTGGCGAACGGATCAGGCATGGTTATCAGCGCTTTCTGTCGCCCGAACAGCGCGCCGCGCGTGACGCGATTTACCGTCGCGGAAATGGCCGGAAGCGGAAGGAGCCCGCGCCGGCCCGTGTCGTAAACTTTCCGCGTGTTGCGCGCGGATGCCACACAGATCGGATCGCAGCGTGAGCGCGCTCCGGACCGCAGCCCCCGCACCCGTTGACCAGGAGCTTCGCTGGCTTGATCGGCTGGTCGATCGTCCGTCGGCATATGCCCGGCTGTGGCTGACATGCGCCACCGAGGCGGGCGCGAACATGCAGGTGAGCGGCGACAAGCTGGTCGCCTCTTGGGCCCCCGACGACCGCCACGTCGAGCGCGGCGAGCATCTTCGCATCCTCACCACACATATGGACGATGCGGGCCACCGCGCCGCCGTCCTCAACCTCTTGGAGACCGCGCGATGCCCCGCTTCGTAAATAATGCCGCTTGGACGCATCACTTCAACGCCAACCTGATCGTGTCCATTGGCAACGGCCGTCGACGCGAGAGCGGCTTCGGCTTCGTGCATACGGCTAAGCTAAAGGACGGCGGCGAGATCATCCTCGATGGAAATGCTGCCTACGAGCTGACGAACCCGGTGATTGCGGTGATCCCCGCCACGGAAGGCTACAGCACAATCGAGATGGGGGAGTGCCCTGATGGAAGCCCTTATGAGTTTCGCCAGCCCGTAATCGCATGGCAGCTGAAGCAAGCCGGCGAAATGGTGCCCGTGACGATCCGAGGCCCAAATAACGGCAACACCGAAGACGCCGCGGTGGAGCAGCCAACGGGCGAGGTCTGGGACCCCTCCGAAGACGCGATTTACGACAGCGCCGCGATCTTCCGAGAAGCCAGCCTGAAGAAAGTCGCCGATCGCGACGCCGAACGGCGCGCGCAGAAAGTCCACGCCAATTCAGAGGAGAAGGCCTGATGTCGTTTCAGGATAGCCCGATGACGCCGGCCGAAGATGCCGCGACCATCGCATGGAACGAATATGCCGACGCCGCCCAAGCCGCGCGCGCCGCATGGGACCAACCCAACGTCACGATGTCGGCGCGGATGCGCTTGCACGGGGTAGCGGTTGACGCCCACGATCGCTTTGCGGACGCCTATCGTCTGCTTTCCAAGCCGACACCTCCGGACATGACGGCCGAGCGCGATAGCCTCGCGATCGAGGGCGTGGCCCTTCTCTTCGCTTTGGCGGCGTTCGTCGGCCTGTTCCTGCCCGACTTCCAAGCTGAGTTCTGGCCGATCGCCTTCACGTTCATCGTGGTCGCGCTGCTTGGTGCCTGGACCTATCGGTTCGCTGGCCGGCTGAGCAGGCATCTCGGCCGCCGCCTATGACCGACCTCTTCGACTATCCGTCGTCGCCCGGCGCCCGCAACCGCGACACCTCGCGCGCTGCCGCCGATGCGATGGCTGCCACCGCGCCGCTGCTACGTGGCAAGGTGCTGGCAGTCCTTGAACGCTCGAACGGCCTCACCGCCGACGAGGTCGCCGGGCGGCTCGGGCTGTCGATCCTCTCCATCCGTCCGCGCTGCACCGAACTGAGCCGCTTGGGCCAGATCCGCGACAGCGGGGACCGTCGCAATAACGCCAGCGGCAAACGCGCCATCGTCTGGATGGCCGTGCAGCCTGCCCGTCTTAATCGAAAGGGATGATTATGAGCGCCACCACCGCACCCGAGACCAAGAGCTTCAACGGCGACTTCCTCCTGTTCCGCAAGGATAGCCAGGGCATGCGCAAAATGCCGAAGGGTAGTCATCCGCGCCCACCGCGCTTCCGCCACAAGAAGTTTGCCGAGGCGGAGGCGGAAGCCACGCGCTTGCTTGTTAGCAACCCCGACAGCACGTTCATCGTCCTGCAGGAGGTCGCCAGGATCAAACTTAAGCCGGTCTCCATGTCGGCCGCCGAAGATTGGTTGTTGCGGTGGCGCGGCGCTGGCGAGGGTAACGGCATCGCGCGCATGGGAAAGACCGTCTGCATGATGACACCCGGTCGCGAAGTTCTGTCTTCAGGTGAAGGCGCGCTGATCGGCGAGTTGAACAGCGATGCCGAGCTCCACGCGATGGTGTGGCAGCGTTTGGCCCGTGAGGAGCGCGAGACTGTGTCCGGGGACAATCCGCCGACGCCGATGAAGTGCCGCCGCGTCGGCTGCCAACGCATGTCCACGCACGCTTCCGGAATGTGCGACGAGCATCAGCCGGGCTTCGCCCAGGCGGATGATCAAGAGCAGGCAGCATGAGCGATCCCGTCGAAGAGGTGCGCGCGGCGCTTCGGCAGTCGAAGCTATACCTTGCAGATCTCGTACAGGAGCACCGCTCCGCCGCTATCCCGGCGCTGCTTGCGGCCCTCGTCGAGTGGGGTGTCGAGCACGGCGCCGTCGAAATGGTCCGCAACAGCCTCAAGAGTGCCAGCGACATGTCCTATGCGGCCGAGGCCTTATTCAAGGGAGAGCGGCACTAATGCCCGTTGATTTAGATCGCCGCCGTCCGAAGCCCACAAACCTCGTATTCGAGGCCGCCAAAGACTGCGATCCTACGGAGGATCACATCTTGTTCTCGTTCCAAAGCGAGGACGAGGCCGGGGTTTGCGTCGGGTTCATCCATGAAACGACGCGGGTATTTCGGGACTTCATCTTCCTCGATGCCGATCAGTGTCAAGAGTTCGGGGAAGCGTTGATCGAGGCTGCTCGAATCGCTCGCGAGGCAAGGCGATGATAGCGAGGCTCAAACGCCTCCGCTGTGTCCTGTCTGGCGGCCATCGTCTCGATCCGATCTGGAAAACGTCGGCCAGCGCGCGCCTCGTTGGCTATCGCTGCTCGCGCTGTGAGGGGACGTTCCGATCATGAGCGGCGCGACCGATTGCATCGCCGCGCTGCGCAGGCATGGACCGCTTCGCACCGCGCAGCTGGCGGAGATGACCTGCGACCATAGCGGCGGCGTGGCACGCACCATGGCCGGGCTGATTAGCGACGGTCGCGTCAAGCGCATCGACGGCGGATCAGGTCGCGGGTCGATCGCGCTCTATGCGCTGGTCGGGCAGGTGCGGGCATGACAGATCAGACGTCCATGGTCCGCATTGAGGAGGCTTGGCTCCGCACGGCTGACATCTCGCACATGGCATGGGATCGCGGGCACAGCTTCACGCACCTGCGGATCACTATGAGCGATGGGACAATCTACATCGTCAAGGATTGGAACGGCAGCGCTTACGCCGCCGAGCAGGCGATCCTTGCGGGTGTCGCAGCCGATGAAGCGCGCGAGAGCGGGAGGTGCGAGCCATGAACCGCGCCGACAAAGCCAAGCGGACGTTGCTTGGCATAGAGATACCGCGCGACGAGCTGGCCTGCCAAATCGCAGAGGCATCTATGGGGGCGATGCGGCCAATGGGCTGCACCGCTACCGAGGCACTCGCCAAGGCCGAGGCAATCGATCCGGGGCAGGCGCGTCGCTGGCGCGAAGCCGCTGATCGAGCCGTCCTCTATTTCCACAAATGCGTGAACGGAGCGAGGCAACCGTCATGACCGACCGCCGGCAAGATAGCCTCCTACGCCTCCCAGCGGTACGCGAGCGAACGGGCCTATCGGCTTCGACGATCAACCGCCGCGAGGCGGCGGGGACGTTCCCCCAGCGTATCCGCATCGGGGAAAATAGCGTCGCCTGGTATCTGTCCGACGTCGAGGACTTCGTAGCCGACCCCTTCAGCTACAAGGTCGATCGGGCCGATCGCGCCGCCTGATCAACGATCAGCCGCCCGGCCGTCTACGAGGTCGTTGGCTGGCACGAGGCCTTCGCACAGCATGTCCGCCCACTCGACCGCCAGCTCGCGGCGCCGGGCAGAGTGCTGGCTGCGATTGTAGGCGAACTCCGACCCCGACAATCCCTTGGGCTTGTGCGCGAGCATCAGATCGACAACGTGGCGGTCGCCTTCCATGCGCGGCGGCGCCGGGCGGTCGTTCAGCAGCGTCGAGAAGGCCGAGCGCCATCCATGCGGAACGTGCCGATCCTGATAGCCCTCGCGCTTGTAGAGGGTTTCCAGCGCGGCCGTCGTCATTGGCCGGCGCGTGGTGCGCTGGCCGGGGAAGAGGATCGGGATGCGGCCAGTCAGCCGGTGCAGCGCGCGGAGTAGCTCGACGGCCTGCCGGGGCAGCGGCACGTCGTGCGCGAAAGCCGCCTCGCCCTTGCTCTCTAGCTCGAGCTTCATGCGCTCGGCCGGGATGCGCCAGATGGCATCGGGTGCTGGCGCGGATGGAACAGTCCAATCGATACCCTCGATTTCGCTCCAAGCTGCACCAGCGAGCACTCCGGGCCGCACCGCCGTGAGTGCCAATAGCCTAGACGCCAGCTTCGTGGCGGGACCCGCCGTCGAATCGTCGATGCAGCGCATCAGCGTGCGAAGCTCGCCGAGGTCGGTAAGCGCCGGCTGCTTGCCGCGCACCACGATCGGGCGGAGCGCCTTGCCCACGGTGGCCGCCGGGTCCGTCGGGACGATGCCTTCGCTCATCCCGTACACGAATATGGCCGATATATGCTCGCGCCGCCGCTTCGCTGAATCGAGGGAGCCGCGGGCTTCGATCTTGCGCAGCACCCGGAGGATCATGGGCCCGTCTATGTCCGCCAAGGGAAGCGCCCCGAGATCCGGGAACACGTCGCGCTCAAGCCCCTGCAGTAGCTTTCTCGAATAGGTGGGCGACCAGCGCGGCCGCTGCGCCTCGTGCCAAGCGCGACCGATCTTCTCCATCGTGGCGCCGGCCGCCGCGTGGGCGGCCATGCGCCGCTTATGCTCCTCGACCACCGGATCGCGATGGTCGCGTAGCAGGCGCCGGGCGTCGTCACGGCGATCACGCGCCTGGGCCAGCGTCACCTCGGGATAGCGGCCGAACGTCAGCCGTTTCTCCTTGTCGGCGAACCGATACTTCATGCGCCAGGACTTCCCGCCCTTGGTCGTCACGAACAGGTATAGGCCCAGCGAATCGCCGAGCTTATAGTCCTTGTCTTTAGCCTGCGCCTTTCGGCATTGCGCATCGGTTAGCGGCATGGTGCCCCCACTTGGTTCATGGCGTGCCCCCGGCGTGCCCCCGGATGCCCCGCTATTGGCCGGGGTCCGATGACATCTGGTGGTGACCCGGAAGTGCGCATTTGCAGGGGTCTATGCAAGCCCTTGGCATCGCATGACGGCCCATGACGGGGCATTATGGTGGGCGGTGACGGGCTCGAACCGCCGACCCGTTCGGTGTAAACGAACTGCTCTACCAACTGAGCTAACCGCCCGACCTGCGAGAATCGCGTCATAG